CTTTTGGCGTCCAGAAGAAGTTGATATCTATAAAGATGCAAAGGACTTTAAAGGCCTAACTGAACACGAGCAGCATATCTTTACTTCAAATTTGAAACGCCAAATCCTGTTGGACAGTGTGCAAGGGCGAGCACCGGTAGAAGCATTTGGTCCTGTAGTATCGTTGCCAGAACTAGAGAATTGGATCCAAACATGGACATTCAGTGAAACTATTCACAGCCGCAGTTACACACATATTATTCGTAATGTATACAGCAATCCAAGTAAAATCTTTGACGAGATGTTGGACATTGAAGAAATTGTAGATTGTGCAGGCGACATTTCAAAGTATTATGATGACCTAATTGAACAAGCCGGGTATTACAATCTACTTGGTGAAGGCACACATACAGTGAATGGTAAGAAAGTAAAAGTTGATTTATATGAACTAAAGAAAAACATTTGGCTTACACTTATGAGCGTAAACATCTTAGAAGGTGTTCGCTTCTATGTTTCATTTGCTTGTTCTTGGGCATTTGCAGAACTGAAAAAAATGGAAGGCAATGCTAAGATTATCAAACTGATTGCACGTGACGAAAACCTGCACCTAGCAAGTACACAAATGCTATTGAAGTTGTTGAAGAAAGACGATCCAGACTACACCAAGATTGCAGAAGAAACACAAGAAGCCTGCGTTCAAATGTTTGTTGATGCTGTTGAACAAGAAAAGGCTTGGGCAGACTATCTGTTCAAAGATGGTTCGATGATTGGTTTGAATTCGCAGTTGCTTGGAGAGTATGTGGAATACATTGCGGCCAAGCGTATGCAGAATGTGGATCTAAAAGGTCCATACACAAACACACGCAACAATCCGTTGCCGTGGACACAGAAGTGGATCTCAGGTGCTGATGTACAAGTGGCTCCACAAGAAACAGAAATCACATCATATGTATCAGGTGGTACAAAGCAGGATGTGAGCACAGACACATTTAAAGGATTTTCACTATGATACACATTTGGGGTAAACCAGCATGTCCATCATGCACAAAAGCAAAGGCACTTTGCGAACAGCGTGGCTATCAATATGAATATTTAGAAATGGGCAAAGACTTTGATAGAGAAGCAGTTCTCACAGAGTTTCCAGAAGCACGTACCTTTCCACAGATTGTTGTAGGCGGACAAAAGATTGGTGGCTACGAACAATTTATAAAATATATCGAAGACACTAACTACACAGGAACAGGATACTCATTATAATGTTGATTGAAGCACCATATAAAAAGAATGACACAATCACTTTCCGTACAAGTGCAGGTGAAGAAGTTGTAGCACGTTTCGTAGAAGAAAACGACAAAACACTCACAGTAACTAAACCTATGGCATTGATGCAAAATGGTGGCGGCTTTGGACTAGGACCGTGGTTGCTAACAGCAGATCCTGCACAAAATATTGCGGTAAATAAAAGTGTAGTTCAGTTTGTTGTAAAGACACAGTCAGATATGGCAAGTCAATATACACAGGCAACCACAGGACTAGCAATGCCAGGATAAATTTATGGGTGGTTTAGTAGCAAGAAAAACTGATAGTTGTACAACAGGACATTCGTGCGATACCACAACCACCCTTAGTAATGGGCAAGGCTCAGTGTTTGCTGAAAATCAACTAGTTGCACGAATAGGTGATCCCACTGTATCACACGATGTTCCGACTCCAGTACCAGATGGCGAAGGAGGAACAACAATTGTTTGTCTTCCTCATACAGGATCGGTTAGAACAGGAAATAGTACTGTTTATGCAGTGAACAAACTTGTAACATTTATTGGTCAAACAGTTTCGTGTAATAATGGTCAAATAACAAGTTCAGCATCAACTGTATATGTTGAGGCTTGACAAACTATTAAAAATATACTATTATAAGACATAGGCAATTAGAAAGGCAAACTATGAACAAGATTATTTTGACTGATGCAGATGGTGTATTACTAAACTGGGAATATGCATTTTGTTGCTGGATGGAGCAACATGGTTACAAACAAATAGAGCAGGGCAATCGCTATTATGACATAGGTGAACGTTTTGGGATCACAAAAGACGAAGCTAAAGAAAAATGCAAAATTTTCAACGAAAGTGCTGCAATTGGATTTCTTCCTAGTTTACGTGACAGTATGTATTATGTAAAACGTTTGCATGAAGAACACGGTTATACTTTCCATTGTATAACAAGTTTGAGCCTTGATGAGAGTGCCTATAAACTACGAAAAATGAATCTTGAAAAACTATTTGGTCCTACTGCATTTAGTAAACTTACTTGTTTAGATACAGGTGCAGATAAAGATGAATATTTGGATGATAATTATGCAGATACAGGTCTTTATTGGATTGAAGACAAAATGGAAAATGCTATTGCAGGTTTGAATGTAGGGCTACAACCAATTCTTATTGAACACGGATTTAATATGCATTATAGTGTTCCTGTTGGAATGAAAAAAGTTGTAAAGTGGAAAGAAATATACGAGCACATTATCGGTAATGAGTGAAATACACGAACAACTCAAAGTTGCCTTTGCAACATATGTTAAAGAGAGTGAAAAGTTTGAACAAGAAGGTGTAAAAGTCAGTGCCGTTCGAGCTCGTCAAGCTCTTAATGATATAAAGCAGTTGATTGTGGAACGTAGAAAAGAAATACAAGAGCTTAAAGACAGAACATGAGTGAAAAACAATATCTAGAAAATATTGCAAACAAAGTAAAACTATATGCAGACGCAAAAGAACAAGCAATACAATGGCTGATTGGTAAAAAAATTACAGATAAGAATAAAATACAAAACGCATTGATAATGAGTCAAATTTGGCTTGCACATAATCTAAACGAAGAAATTACAATGAGTGACTTGTTGATCTATCTTGGCGACACAAATGACTTTACAGAACTAGATGTTCGTGTTATACATTTAGATGAAGACATGCAAGACCTAGGACTTAAAGAAGTATTGGAGGCCAGTGTAATATGATTACCACACCAATTGGAATGAGTAAAATTTATGTTTGCGAAGACACAGCAATTTGTGTTGTAAAAAACGTTGAGGAGTCAGTTGTACATCAAATTGCAGAGTTTATTGATGCAATGAATTATACTGTCAGTGTTATCCAAGGTGAGCAGAAAGCAGCAGAATCTTTGAAATATTATACAGCAGGGACTATTGTTACACCTGAAGAAGCAGACCAACTGGTAAAGGCATTGTCATGAAGATAGAAGCAAAAAATATGATTTTAACTAGCGGCACTAAAAGCATTGCGTTTGAAGTTCGACGCAAACGTGACATTGCTTATATTGATTATTATGATGATGCAGAGTTTTTGTATCAATTAGAATGTCCTGTGAAACAAGCAAATAAAATTTACAAGCAGTGTATTATGGAAGGTTATAACGAGGCATTTTGAACCTATGTTAGCGCCAGTAGTGTAACACTTTTGTAAATACAGTATGTTGAGAAACGACCTTAAAGAAGAATACAGAATTTTCTATATGGTTAAAGGCCACCTCGACGCATCACCTCAAACAGTAATAGAAAGTTACAACGGATACTTTCGTCGACTATGGATCGATGGAAGTCACGGCGCACCTTTGTACGACTATGAAGAACAGTTCGAACAAGCATGGAGAGACAGACAGAATGGTTTCACGGAAGATACAGGAGTTGAGTAACGACGACTTGACTTACTTAGAGAAACTACTAGGCGAGCAATTTGCCAAAGAGTTAGAACAAGATAAAACTTGGTCACAAAAGAACAACTATGATCGCCCAGGTGAAAAGAAAAGCAGAATCATTCGTCTTATGAATGCTATCAGAGCTCAAAAAGATATCAAAAAACGCACAGCAGAAAAATGGTAATAAAGGTTGACATTAACTTTTGTTAATGTTATAAATAAACTGTTAGCGTTGAAGCAACGTGGACACATACTGGACTGCGGGGCGGTACCGCACTCGTCCACCATAAGCACACTAGGAGAAATCACTCTCTATCACTGAAAGGTCAATAGTGTGTTTTTTATGGGCGAGAAATAGGATC